ATATTTTCGCATTTCCGTTGCATACATCTCGTCATAGTTGTCGTAAAATGTGGCTCTATATTTCTTTAATAATTGCACGTGGATTATGTCTGATTCCTGGTCCGTCAGTCCGTGTTCGATATTCGCGCTTGCGTCTGCGTTTACGTTTACAAAAGCCATGTTGTTTGTTGTGAATACTCTCTACATTAAAAATATAATGTATTTCAATTTTATTATATATTTAATTATATATTTAATTACAAATACATAATTAAATACATAATTACATACATAATTAAACATGTTTATCCTGCTTCTCTCTTTTCTTACCATAATCCTCATAATTTATCTGGTTCTAACTCTCTATCTCAAATGTAAAATGCCTTTCTGGGCTAAACAACCCGTCTTTCATATTTATAACGGCTGGTATTGGTTTAGACCCCCCGGCCTAATTGAACGGAACCCGCCTTCATTCGTCGATAAGTACGTCGACCTCTGGAATATACAGACATTGTCTATAACCGAACTCCTGGAAGAGCGAGCTACTTTATTAACCACCCTCTGTAATTTTTTAAAAAATAATTACGTCAAGGATAATAAGTTTACTCAATATTCGCCGACCCCCGAGCATATTACCGCGTATTTACAAGCCTCAAACCACCCTGGGTACTGCACGATTTATCAACGGCCCAAACTACTCTTTGAAAAAATTGAGCCTAGGGCAACAATTGAGCCCGGGGCAACGAATAAGCCCGGGGCAACGAATGAGCCGAGGGCAACGAATAAGCCCGGGGCAACGATTGAGCCGAGAGCAACAATTGAGCCCGTGGCGACAAATGAGCCGATGGCAACGATTGAGGAGTTAGTAGCGGTTATTACCGCTCGACCGTTATATGTTCGCCTAAAGCATAAACACGTGACGTTTCCGACGTATTACGTAGATAATCTCTGTGTCAGTCCCGCTTATCGAAAGAAAAATCTGGCCGCCGGTATGATAAAAACCCATTATTATAATCTGCGCCAAAAGAATAGCAAAATACAGACGTGTCTCTTTAAGCGCGAAGGTACTTTAAACGCCATTGTACCGCTGGTAGCCTTCCAAACCTATTGTTTTACCCTAGAGGCTTTTACTAATACAAATACTATACTACCCCCCACCATAACTCTGCTAGACATTGGACCCACTCAATTACATTTGGTCGTCGACTTTATGAAAACCCATATGCATCAATTTCCCTGTGTTATTCTGCCAGATGTTACGAATTTTACCCATTTAATTAAAACCAATAATTTAAAAGTATATGGGTTATTAGAACAGCATTCTATAATTGCCCTATATGTATTCCGGAGCACCGAACAGTATTATGGTAATGAAAAAGCGAGTGAATGTATTGCTACGCTGTCTGCCTGTGCACCGACGCTGTTTAGAACAGGGTTTCGGTTGGCTTTACAGCAGCTGAAAAATGTGTCCTTGGTCTTAATTGAAGACACGGCGCATGCAAATATTTTATTAGAACCGTTTACCAAGGCTACGACTGGTCTCAAGTTTATTAGTCCCACGGCGTTTTTCTTCTATAATTATGCCTGCTACAGTTTCTCGAAAAATGACGTATTGATAATATATTAAATAGACCGTCTACTTTTATACAATATATTATCGAGTATATTTCCCTACCCGGGCAAAAGAATCCACAATAAAGATAAGAAATACGCCTAAAAAGGAATACAGAATAAGTTCTTCCATGACATGACCCGTTTTCTCATCCTGCTGTTCTTCCAATAAGTGAATCATATAATTCAACTTCTCTAAAAGTTGATCTTTATTGCCGTCTTTTTGGCTCATTTGGTTATAATACGGAATCTGTTGTGCATAAGGGCCTGTATAATTATTTGCACCCGTATAAGTGAGTCCGTGTGTATTAGCTACATTATAGCCGTGTGGACCGCCGTAGCCGTTGGCCATGCCTGTGGCCATACCTGAAGCCTGCATATTATTAAATGCCTCCACATTGACCGGCCCATCCATTTCTTCCTCTGCATTAATCGACGTCACGTGATAGTTTGTAATGGGTTTAAGTTCGTCTGCATTATCCGTCGACATTTTCTCTTTACGTTGTTGGAGTTCTCCGTGGGGCGGCGGATAAAAGTCGGCTAAGGTATTCTCGTCCGCATCTATTCCATGAATAGAACCAATTATATTCTTAGCATTATTGCTAATCGCCCGTTCCGAACCATAGGCATTTTCGTTCAGTCGGCCGTTATTAATCGGTCTAGCCTGATTTACCGGTTGTTTTAAGGTCTTATTTTTCCGTTGTTGTTTTTTTATGGTAATATTATCATATTCGCTTTCAATAGAATTATATGGCGAACCTTGTAAAAAATAACTCATTCCTATATGAAATTAAGATATTTTATTTTTGACTACATACTTATAAAAAATATATATGTATAATATAATATAATGAACCAGTTTCTAAATAAAATGACAAATTTTGTAAAATCTCATATTAAAAAAATAAACATAAATGAAATAAACATATATAAAATTGGCTTATATGAAGTCCTTATTCTCTTTATTCTGTTATTTTTTACATATACCATGCCGATGACCATGTATAAATTTACTAGTTCTTTTTTCGGCAAGGTAACGGCCTTACTAGCCATTATTTCGGCCACGTATTGTAATGTAGCTTATGGTATAGTCTTAGCCGGATTATTTATGGTAATTTCTGAGCTTGGCTATTTGGAAGGGTTCAATAATAACCACGTGAATAAACCCGTCATACCTTCCAACAAAGTGGCTTTTATCACCGAACATTGTAAAAGTAAAACTACTAAAAACTTTGATTTAGCTACAGTTGACACAGAGTATCCAAATCTAGTTTTTACTCACGGCGTATGCGACCCGTGTGACCCCACCTGTCGCTACATTATTAAAAAAACAGATGAGAGTTTATATGATTTCGACCAGAAAATAAAACCTAAAGATGCCACCTATATAGCCGAAGCCGAACCTAGTACAATAGAAAACTTTGAAAGTAAAATTCTCGGCGATTTAAAAGGCAAATATAATCACAATAAGCGCAAAGCGCGCATGCTAAAAGATGGTTTTACTGGGAGTATCGTAGATAAGGCTAAACATTATGCTCGTAAGTTCAACTTATAAAGAGAGATTTTATCTCAGTAAAGTCATCTGTACTACGAAAAATACTATATATTTCAGCTGAGGTATATTTCATCTCTAGCTCGGCTAATAGCATGTTTTCGGTAAACTCAGTGTTCCAAAATAAGTTAATTAAGCGCATTACGTCATAACGCGTACATTTTTGAAAATTCAGTTTAATATCAATCCGGCCAGGTCTAATGAGGGCTTTATCTAGGACTTCGGGCTTATTACTCGTCATAATAATAATGCGTCCGCTACATTCATTAATACCGTCAAAAATGTTTAAGAGATTGGATAAATTATTATTATTAATATTATTAATACTGCTTATACTGTTATTATAAAGTACGGTATGAATATTTGCTAAGGGTGTTGCACTAGGTTTCCATCGATTATCGAGTAAGGGGTCCGGTTTAGAACCGTCGGGACTCGTCGAATTATATAGTAAATCCGCTAATACATTAGCCGTGTCGACTTTTAAATGCTCTTCTTTTTTCTTGGCTGTTTCCGCTTCTTTCAAGTCCCTACACTTGACGGCTTCGCCCATGGCGTCGATATCCTCAAAAATCAGGATACGTTCTTCTTGCGGAATAATATAGTCATTACTAATCTCTTCTTTGAAAATAATATGGTTTAAATCCGTAAAATCCATCGCATCATTTAATTTAATATCTATCCCGTGCCGTCCAGTATGATTCATGAGCTGTTTAATAAAACGTGTCTTACCGCACCCCGGCTCGCCATAGAGTAAGATACCCAAATTATAAGGAATTCCTTTTTCCAAATACCACGCCTTGTTCTTTAAGAAGAAATCAATTTTCTTCAGGACCGCTTCCATGTCGTGAAAATAACTATTCGCAAAAGTGATGGTTGATTCCCACGGCACGGCTTCCACTGTAATATTACCGGGTTTATTTTTATTGCCGCCGCCGTTGCCGTGTTTCTCACTCTCTCCGTTTTTTTTCTTGCCATTAGAGACCGTAATATAGAGTTGATGTTCGTTGGAAGTCGTTTTCAAATATTGTTTATAATTCTTTACCATAGTATTTACCCACGTTTGGAGTTCTAATAAACTTAACGTGTAGGAGTAAATTTTCAGCGTATTATAATCCACGTATTCGGTGCCGATGGGCCCGCGTTGTTTTTCTTTAGAATTATTGGTGATGGTGCCGTAAATCTGTTCTGCCAAGATAAATTCCTTGGATTGGTCCACTAGATATTCACTTAATTTCTCTATTGGGTCTCCTTCGTCGTTCCAGTCACAATCGCTGACTTCTTTGATTTTATATATGCTCTGGGTCAAATTGGCTACATGATGCATGATGGCCCGGAATTTAATACTGCGTTTTTGTTCGGTCGCAATTAATACAATAGTTTGCTTATTATGGGCCTGATGAATGAAGGTACAGATACGTCTTTTCACATCACGGGCGTTGATATTGTGGTAAAGCACATATAAGATGGCAAGTAAGCTACAGTCGATGATAACATAATTGGTCTTCAAGGCGGGAATGATACTGGACACGTAACCCATGATGAGAGGGACGATGAAGAATTCGGGGTTCATTTTCACGGCGTTTTAGTTAAAATAAGTATTTAGTAGGCTTTAAAATCAATTTTATTTTTTATTATTTATTTTTTATGTTTTATTATTTATTTTTATTATTTATTATTATTTACCACCTTTTAGGAAAAAGTTCCAGCAAAATTATAACAAAACCTAGCAAAAAAGTATAGTGTTATATAAATGGCAAAGACATTAGTGGCAAAGACATTAGTGGCAAAGACACTACTCGCAAATACACTAATCCAGCATAGTGGCGTGTATAATCTATTTCATCAGGCCTATATTCACCCCATTAATACCAGTAAACTCTTTGCCGGTATTCTGATGATTCTTATGAATATTGGTTCCAAGTATATTGATGTGGGTTTATCCAAATCACAAGAACAAGCGCTGCGTAATGGCGTCGGGCGAGAAATCGTGATTTTTTGCGTGGTATTTTTAGGCACCCGTGATTTAGTTCTCTCGATTTTAATGACTGGTGCGTTTGTAATTTTAACCGAACATATTTTTAATGAAGAGAGTAGATTCTGTATTATGCCTCATCAATTGAAGAAAATTTCGGCAAAGGCCGAGCAAATTAATAAAACGGGGGAGGTAACCCCCGAAGAAGAGAAAAAAGCCATGGAAGTTTTAGATAAAGCGAAGCAGGCGCGGAAAAAACAACAACAAGGCGAATTTATAAGTTATATGGATAAATATAGTGCACAAACCTTTGCCGACCAGATGTTTAGCGACCAGTTTCATATGTAGGATAAATATACGGCACGAAATATACGGTAATAAAATTAGAAAAACCTAGTTCATTAACTATATTATAATATTATAATATTTCAATAATATAATATTTCAATAATATAGTATTCATATGTTACCTATTGAAATATTAAACGTATATATAACCACCAAAGAAGACTATACAACAGTCCAACCGTTAAAGTTTAATCCGGCTGTTACATATTTCTTCACGACCGATGTATATTTAAATGAAAAAATATTAAAAGGGAATAATATTGAAATTAAACCTTCGCTCTTTTTAAACCGGGCCATCTTTGAAAACGCGATTAAAATATTACAAGCGAGCGATTATGGGACTTATACCCCAGATAAACTTAAGCAGAATATCAATGTATTTAGAAAGGCGTTTTTTAAAAAAAACACGCAAATCCCGATTGGTAGTAGAAAATATTCTATAATTGACAGTAAATATGTACCAAACAGTCTGCAAAGAGTGAGACCAAATAATAAATTACCAAATAATAAATTACCAATTAATAAAAATATTATAGAATACAATATTGTATTTGAATTGACTATTTTAGACGCAAATACACCCCCGGAGGTGCTAGCGAAAGCACCCTGTAAAATAAAAGCGAGAGAATTAAATAAACAGTCCACCGCACTATTTGGAGTGTCATTGGGTTTAGACGGAGAAATACCGAAAATAAAAACTACTGTACCGGGTATGAATCCTTATGGTACGAATCCTTACGGTACGAATCCTTACGGCTCATCACCTTATGGCTCTACCTCTTACAGTGCAAATCCTTATGGCTCATCACCTTACGGCTCTACCTCTTACAGTACAACTCCTTACGGCTCTACCTCTTACAGCACATCACCTTACAGTACATCACCTTACAGTACATCACCTTATAGTGCGAACCCTTACAGTACATCACCTTACAGTACCAATCCTTACAGTGCGAACTCTTACAGTGCGAACTCTTACAGTGCGAACTCTTACAGTGCCAATCCTAAAAGAGCTGAATTACTTAAAACAAATAATGATATACGTTTATGGTTTAAAGATTATGCATCCAAAAATAAAGCCGACAGTCTAGGGCAAAAAAGATTGGATTGGCAACTCTATAAACAACAACGCGATAGCGAAGGTTTACCCGTCTTGGGCATGAATGACTGGATTAAAAAACGGGAGGAAGAAAGTTTAGAAAATAAATATAAAATGGCATGGATAGCTTATAAAGATAGCCCCGAAAATATCGGGAAAACCTTAAATGAAAAGACGTGGATAAAAGATAAAGAAGATGAAGAACTGGAGAATGCGGTAGCATTTTATTCCGATGAATGGTTAAATTATAAAAGCGACCAAGCCTTATTAGGTAAAACACCTAATCTAAATGAGTGGTTAAAAGATAAAATGACTAAAAGAAAAATACAAGAGACTATGACGCGGTTTGGAGGCAAACGGAGGAGCACAAGCAAACGTAGCACAAGCAAACGCAGGAGCAAACGGAGGAGCAGGAGCAAACGCAGTAGCACAAGCAATAGCAGTAGTAGGAGCACAAGCACAAGCAATAGCAGTAGTAGGAGCACAAGCAGTAGCAGTAGTAGGGGCAAACGTAGTAGGGGCAAACGTAGTAGGGGCAAACGCATGAGCAAACGCAGTAGAGGCAAACGCAGAAGCACAAGCACAAGCACAAGCACAAGCAGTAGCAGTAGCAGTAGCAGTAGCAGTAGCATAAAATCACTGAAAATTAAGCACTAGCCTGAGCTTGAGCCTGAGCTTGAGCCTGAGCTTTCTGTTTTTCTCTCTCTCTTTGGTCTATTCTTTCATTTGCCAATTCCATTTCCATTTCCAAGTTTTCTCTGGCCGGCAACTTCAAACAGTCTACTCGAAATCCTTCCACTAAATCATACGGAATGTATTCAAAATCTACCAGGGTCCGGTTCAAACCATATAATTCTTCGGCTCTCGGCGTTTCGTCCACCATTTTATAGAATAATTCTTGGTCTTTATAATATTTACGAGCAGTTTTAATACCACATTTTTTAAAGATGGAATGTATATTGTCACTCTTATCCCCTGCTACAATTTTACAGAATAAGTCTTGCTCTGGGTCTCCGGTGGAGTTTTTACTTTTACATAAATCTTGATATTTCAGGTTCCGCAAGTGTACATGCGAGTCGCTCAATTGGATATAATCCATATCACTCGCAATAATCCAGATATGGGCGTTCGGATAGGTCAAGCGCAAATGTTTCGTAGTAATTGCGATACAATCGTCAGCTTCCAAATGGTCATAAGAGAGAATGGCGTCCACCCCCGTAGCTTCAAACAATTTCTCTTCATAAGTCAGTTGAAAGAATCGGCCGACACCAAATTCGTCATCTTTTGTCCGGGTAATTTTATAGCCCGGATAAAGCCGATTGCGCCAAATATCACTCCGTTTACAGTCTTTACCAACCAGCTTAATTGAATGAGGAATACCTAGACATTTATCCATTTCGGCAATCCGGCTGGCAAACGTTTTCTTGAATTTGTCAATAAACTCTGGGTCGTCATTGCAGGATATATCAGGTTTTTCACCTGACTTGGCATTCTTCCACCATAAATTCAGCGCAAAATACCGATAAAATACGAAATAACTGCCGTCAATTAATACAAAGTTAATATGCGAATGGTCCATTTCTCCAATGTTAAGATTCATATCTATAGTTTATATATATGAAATGTTTAAATAGTTCAATTTTATATTATAAATAGTGTTTTTAGTATTTTTCTAATTTTTCTCAATAATAATTTCTTTGACTATCCGCCGAATGATTTTATCCTCACTAACAGAGATTTCCCCGTGGCCCCCTGTCGATTCTTTAATTATTTTTAGATAAGTATCGTTGAGCCGTGATTCCCCGTCCTGGCTTTCGGGGTGAGTATTACTCCACAACGCGGCTAGCTTCATATTGCGGAAAGAAATGGTTTTAATGGCGTAGCGCAACTTGGGATTGTTTTTCTCTTCTTTCTCCCACTTGTTATCATCTTTTACGTATAAAGTTTCCCGTTTGGCGTCACTACAATGAATCGGGCGTTTATAAATATCCATACTATTCAATTTATCCACCATGATTTTCGTAATCCCTTCCACGTAACCCAGTTCACCCACACTCTCTAAATCCGAGAGTTGCAAGTCAAAGGAGTTGGCAAAGTCACTAATATTCATCGCATCCTTGCATTGTTCATTCAAAAAGAATTGCAAATTGAAGGTTTTATTATTGGAGTGGTTGTTATTATAACTGTTATTAGTATTATTATTTTTACAAATTTCCAACATCTGTGTCTGTAGTACATTATTACTTTTCAATAATTCCATGACTAATGACGTGAGATTTGTAACATCTTCGACCGGAGGTGCAGGCCCAGTGGCAGGCCCAGTGGCAGGCCCAGTGGCAGGCCCAGACACAGGCCCGGACACATCATGGCAAGTTTTCATATGCCTCCATAAACCCGACCTACTCTCATACTGTTTGGGGCAATGACTGCATATATGCTCAGGGGATTTTTTGGGAGAAATGTGTTGCGTCGCCACACTGACTATATGTTTACGTGTCAGCAAATGTTTACTGTAATCTTTTTTGTTACTGGTTAGCGTCTTGCAAATATCGCACGAAAACGGAGGGAGAAATGGCCCATTTTTTGTTGCCATTTGTTGCTATATATAAGCAACACATTTTTCCCTTAAACCTTTTTCATAAAAATTTCTTTTTTTTCTAAAAAAATTATCGTCACAAATTTTTTACCCTTGCAATAAAAAACAGACCATCTTCTAGCAAACTCTCTTTTTTCAAAAAATTCTTCCTATATTAATAGCCTCTTTTAGAAATTGGACATTTATAAATGTCCAAAAACGAAAAACGATTGCCAAACCTGGAAAAATTTTTTTTGTGAGATATATATTATAAGTATTTAGTCTTATAGGGGTATGTTTCCCGAGACGGGGTATGGTCTTGGCGAGAGAACTAATCGCTTGTTTCATACGCTAGGTAATTCTATATCTCCGGGCCTATTTCAAACAAATATGTGTTTTCAAAATATATGTTTTCAAAAAAATATATTCTCTTGAGAGAAAATAAATGCGAGCATTTATAATAACCGGGATAATAATGTTGCTTTTAGATAGTATTTATTTGAAAGCGTTTAGTGGTTTTTTTAACTCGGTTGTTCGAGACGTCCAAGGGACCCCGATAAAATTTAAAATAATGGGAGCCATATTATGTTATCTGTTTTTAATTGGGGGGTTAAATTATTTCATTATTAGTAAACGAAAACCCTTATTAGACGCGTTTATTCTCGGTGTTGTTATCTATGGGGTGTATGAAACTACTACATACGCGTTATTTGACAAATGGTCGCCCAAGGCAGTAATCCTCGACACCTTGTGGGGTGGTATTCTTTTTACATTGACAACCTATTTTACTTATAAACTTATCCTTTAAAAAAGGTTCAAGCGTAGCACAAGTACAAACGAAGTAGGCACAAACGAAGTAGGCACAAACGAAGTAGGTACAAGCGTAGCAGGCAAGCGTAGCAGAGGCAAACACAGTAGACACAAGCGCAAACGCAGTAGAGGCACAAGCGTAGCAGGCAAACGCAGTAGAGGCACATTTTTTACACTTTTAATAGTGAAATATTTAGGAAAAAAGTGTAAAGAAAATAAATTATTAAAGAGATAATAATTTATTTTCTTTGGCCATATTATAAATGCCTTCCAAAACATTTATTTCGTTGCGTAATGTTCAATCTGAGTCATTTTCAATAGCTAAAATTATGCGGTCAGTGGATGGGCTTAATTGGGTGTATGTCGATATAGATATACCAAGTAATAATCGTGAGTTTAGTTTGTTATCGGTTGCTACCGATGGTAAAGGTAAGTGGCTAGCGGTGGGTGTTACTAGCGATACTAATGGTAGTGTGGGACTCATGTACACCTCCACCGATGACGGACAAACCTGGGTATTCACGGAACAACCACAGTTTGTTTTATACTTTATTGCTACTGATAGTAAAGGTACTTGGTTGGCGGCAGGAAAAAACTTTAGCGATGTAAATAAAAATTTGATATATAAATCCACGGATATGGGGAAAAATTGGTTGGTAGTTAATGAAATAAATGCAGGGCTTGCACTTGTTACTATGGCCACAAATGGGGAGGGAGCATGGGTGCTGACAAGTATTAATTTTAATTCTGAATTAGTTTATGTTTCATCTATTATCCAATACTCTACTAATAACGGGGATACCTGGCTCGACGCGGATACATCAGCCCTCGGGTCTACTTTAACATTGTACCAAGTCGGCACGGATAGTAAAGGAACCTGGCTAGTCGTAGGTTTGTCCGGCCTGCTTCAGCCTGGACAATTTACAGGTTTCATTGGTAAATCTAGCGATAACGGTAAAACGTGGCAAATCGTCCACTCTAGACCAGACATTTACTATACCGGTCTCGGGACAGACGGACAGGGTAATTGGTTGGTGGTAGACCCGGTGGGTTTCACTAATTGGTATTCTGAGACTAACGGCAACACCTGGATACCCTACCCGCAAGCTTTTCCCGTGCAGGGTGAAATTTTCGGGAATGGAGGGAGGCAAAATATTAGTGTCATCACAAACACCATTGTAGCCGATGGGAGCGGAGGGTGGCTTGTTAATTTTAATCAAACAAGTTACAATCCTAACACAGCAGCGGGCCGTATGTTCTATTCACCCAATGGACGGAGTAACTGGCGCGAAATACCTTTACCAACGGAAACAGACATCAATGGCTTAACTAGTATTGCAACTAGTGCCACGCCGTCGCTCATCAGTAACATTTGTTTTCCCGGCGGGACACCCATCCAGACCGACCAAGGTATAGTACCAATTGACTTAATAGATACCAAACTACATACCATCCACGGCCAATCAATTTTACATATTACCAAGACCGTAACCCTAGATAAATACTTAATTAGTATTAATCAAAGTGCTGTAGGGAGAAATTTACCTAATAAAAAAACCATTATGTCGAAAGACCACCAAATTGAGTTTCAAGGCCAACTGGTCCCGGCCTACCGCTTTCTGGAGATGTCCCGCGAAGTGAAAAAAATCAAATACACCGGGGAAGTCTTGTATAATGTACTTTTAGCTAAACCTGGCTTGATGACAGTCAATGGCTTACGCTGTGAAACCTTGCACCCGTCGAACCTTATCGCCAAATTGTACACGTCCCAATGTAGTAACCAACTAGTTCACCAACTAAACACGGCTCTACTTGAAAAAGATGCACCCACGTATATGCAGGTGCTTAATACTCATAATTTTGCACAAGCGCAAACGCAGTAGCAGGCACAAGTGCAAACGAAGTAGAGGCACAAGCGCACAAGCGTAGCAGGCAAACGAAGTAGAGGCGCAAACGCACAAGCGTAGCAGGCAAAGGCACAAACGCAAACGCAGTAGAGGCACAAGCGTAGCAGGCACAAGCGTAGCAGGCAAAGGCACAAACGCAAACGCAGTAGAGGCACAAGCGTAGCAGGCACAAGCGTAGCAGGCAAACGCAGTAGAGGCACAAGCGTAGCAGGCACAAGCGTAGCAGGCACAAGCACAAGCGTAGCAGGCACAAGCGTAGCAGACACAAACGCACACCCGGTTACAAACAAATACCGGAGAATAATTCATATCTAGCTCCATACTTCTCTCTTAAAGCCTCCTTATTTTCTTTCATAATTATAAATACGTTCCGTTCGGTAATGCGCATAAATAATTCTTTCGCAACGTCCATGCTAGCAATAGAAGGTTTATAATGCCCGGATTTGGTATTTATACATACACTGCCGTCGTCATTTACAGTACCCGACCCCGCAGAAATAACCGGCATACACCGAATATCCCGGGTAATATTTTCATTGAGCTGTATAACTAACGGATGTTCCTCTAAACTATTTGTATCTATACCTTGGACGGATTTTAATTCAATTACTTTATTAAACGCTTCACGTAGGTCTTGATATTCGCCGGTGGCTCTGGTTACATCCAGCAAACCTTGTAACATACACACGGAATGTTTATTGATAGGAGCACCATTAACAATATAAAGGTGCAATTGGTGGTTATTATTGAATATTACATATTTGAACCATTTATTATTGGCTTTTGTAAATGTTCCCAGGAAAAACTGTGTAGATATAGCGTTTAGTTCAAATACATCACTGATGGCTGTATACACCTCATAACCCGGGCTTTCTTTATATTTACCGCTCTTATTTTTACAAAGATGTGTATTTATAAGGTCCGTTTCAGCCATAATTAATTCTCCCCCGGTAAAGTGTCTTTTCTGTTTGTTTTTAAATGTTCGTCTTTTACGTTTCAATTTTTTATATAATAAATGTTTTGTCATATATATATATTATTAGCATATATATATATATTTGCATTTGCATTTGGTCTTGCATTTGCATTTGGCCTTTGCATTTGGCCTTTGCATTTGGCCTTTGCATTTGGCCTAAATATCTAAACTCAATGTATTCTTATCACTTTTCTGTTTGCGTTTAGGTTTGGGTGCGTCAATAGAGGTGTTACGATTACTCATCACGTTATTAATTTGCGTCTGTTTTCTCTCCGTCGGCATGCGTTCCGTCGGCATGCGTTCCGTCGGCATTCGTTCCGTAGGCATTCGTTCCGTAGGCATTCGTTCCGTAGCCACAGGCACGTTAATCGTTTTCGTTTTCAATCCGGCTAATAAATCGCCAATATCACTCGGGCCTTTCATTTCCGCCCGCGCAGGAGCCTTGGAACGTTCCGGGGGCTGACGACCAACAGGTTCAAATTGCTCTTGGATATTAATCCCATCATTATCGCGGGCCCGACTAAGGTCCGGGCGATTGGTGGGCGGGGCATACCGTTCACTCTTGGATTGTTGCGTCGGTAGGGGAGCCGGCGGTCTATTATTATTTAGATTATTATTAAAATTTACGCCGGCTCCACCCCCACCTCCACCTCCAGCATTCCCCGGCATAAAATTACTCATAAACCCGCCAAACCCCGGACTGGTCTGGCTCATACTATTCACCGCCGCCTGCGTAAATTGCTGGGCAAGTTCGGGATTTTGCCGCATAATATCATCCATACCCGGCATCGACGACTTGAACATGGTATTGGTCATATGCACCATGATACCTGACCCGCCTAACTGAAATAATAACTTGAGTTCCGGGGCCATTTTAGCTTTGGATTTGTATTTTTCGTGCAATTCCGCAAAAATCTCGTCATAATCGCCAATATTTTCGTTTAATTGTTCCGCCCAACCGTCGAGCTTAATATCAAACGGGTCAAACCGATTGTTCAAAAACTCCAGGCCGGTGATGGCCGCCATTAACATCCGGCCTTGAAATTTGCAACTATTCGTGCGCTCTTTCTCCGCAATAATCAGTTCATATTCCCCTTTCATTTCCGCTAAAGACGATTCCATGGAATATTTTTTCGTTAACTTTGCCCCCTTACGTTCAATTTCTTCTAACTTGCGTAAAATCTTGAATTTCTCTAATAGCAGTTCTTCGGGGCTCATTCTGGGTTTATCCGTCATTTCTCTATCCGGGTTCACCGGGACATTATTAAACTTGCCGAAGCCGTCCCACGTTTTGGTTTCCCCAAAATTGGTTTTATCGGCGGTCGCCCGGCCTAAAGACTCGGCATCATGTAAGCTCATAATACTACCCGCTAGCGACTCATTATCATCGTCGCGATGAAAATTTAATTTTATACTATCATCTCGGCCTTTGCCCCCGCCCCCGCCCCCCGCCAAGGCTTGGTTAAATAAACTCGATTTGGATTTAACTTGAGTGGGTTTAATGTCATCAGTGAGATTATTTAATTCGTATTCTAAATTGTTTAAATCTTCTAAATCAATATCAGCTCCCATACTTTTACCCCCGCCATCATTCTTCCGTTTTTCATTCATCAACAATTCAATCCCGTCTCCAAAATTCGCCGATTTTTGTTTGGAACTAGTAGACCCCCGACCACCTAAATTAATTACTGGCATTTCATCTAAATTTGTAATATCTATAATTTCAGCGTCAATATTCATTATGATAAAAATATAATTTATAACTTTAAGTATTACGCATAGTTATAATTTATGATATTTAAAGCTATAATATTTAAAGCTATGCTATTTAAAGCTATAATATTTAAAGCTATGCTAATTTACAAGCAGTAAAATCTTTAAGAAATTGCTTTATAGTAAATTTCTTTTTGTTTAAATTCTTTAAATATAACCAACCTTTCTGTATCGTCGGCAACACCAATAAACTCGACACTTCCGCGACAGTATCATAAAACAGCGGATAATCTTTACCTAGCATTTCGACAGTAGCGGGGAGCCGATTTACAATTATCGGTGTATGACGAACAATACATTCAATTAGAGTATTCACCGCACTAGCGTTAACCAGCTGAATAAACACGATGTTCTGTTGTAATAGTTTATCATACTCCTCATTATTTAAGTTGTCTAAAATAGTCACGTCTAAATTCAGGCAGGTTTTGCGTTCTGTCTTATCTCGACTGACGCTGGGTTGTTCTGTCTTATCTCGACTGACGCTGGGTTGTTCTGTCTTATCTCGACTGACGCTGGGTTGTTCTGTCTTATCTCGACTGACGCTGGTTTGTTCTGTCTTATCTCGACTGACGCTGGTTTGTTCTGTCTTATCTCGACTGACGCTGGTTTGTTCTGTCTTATCTCGACTGACGCTGGTTTGGTCGGGAGCAGGGCGATGTACCGAATCCTCCGGGTGAAAATATACGTGCATATTCTTACATTTTAAGACACATTTCGATAAAGCAAGTGGATTCTCGTGTAAAGCCACCTCATTGATTGCGTCTAAGACTCTTAACCAGGCGCCGACTTGGATTATTTTACGGGTTTTATTTGCGGTAAAGGCGTTCATATCAAAGAGCACCGGAGTAAACTCGGTGGGATGTACTAAATTAAACACTGGCACAGGCTTCCCTGCGTATGCTTTGAGTAGGTCTTCGAGGACCTGTTTTAAAGCGGTCGATAAGACCAGTAAACCTTTACAGTATGGTAAAGACTCGAGAAAATACTTATTTTGCAATAAAGCCGCGGTATTATAAGCACTGTAGTCGGTATCGGCGGTATGATGTATAAACCCGACCCACGCTTTGGTGTACGGTATAACCTTAAGTTGGGCGTATTCTCGACAATTCCAATGAAAGGTGCGGTCCAGATATAAGTCACATAGGACAGCGTCCGCGGCGGAATTGTTATATGTGCGGAGATGGTCAACCACATAACTCCACCCCGCCCGATGTAGACCTTTATAGTTGTCCTGGTCTATGTAGCAAAAATTATAACTCAGACGTGAGGTCTGGGTGGCCTCTATGGCCTTGGGCCCTATACCCATGCCATGCCCCTTAAGCGCTTCATAAAACATGAGATTTTTCTTTAAAATACAATCATTTATTAACCACTGAATATCGTCTTTTAACACTGTCAGGTCGGTAATATTTCTCTCCGCGATTTTCTCCTGGAGACCATATGAATATTCGTTTTGTATACTACGCATCAGGAAAAAGAGAATAAACCGGGACTTGTCTGCCGCCGTAGCAAATGAGTGGGCGTTAAATGCCTTCACCAATTTTTTAAATATACCTGCCTTGGCCGGGTCTAGGTCCAGGTCCAGGTAAAAGGTGGTTTTATGGCGTGGTTTAAAATACAGACTTAAATTGCGATAGGCCTTGGCTTGGGTGTGACAGGCGGAATAAATTCGGGTAAGGGTGGTTTTTAAGGCAGGTTTATTATTAACTAAGTAAATAAATTTGTCAATTAATTTATCCGCGTCCGTTTCAACATAGAAGTGTTCCAAGTTATGCTCGGCAAGTAAAGCCGTAACTTTGGGCGTAGTAGATAAAGAGAGAAAAGGAATAGTATGAATAATACTTAAAATATGTGCATGATATCTCCAGCATATAGCATAACTAATATTATACATATTTTTTAAAATATCGTCGGTGGAAGTATAGAGTTTCACCCGGTGTTTGCCCTTGTCAGTAATGGCGTTATAAATCTGCGTATTAATAATTATATCGGATTCACTAGTAAGGTCGTTTATACACAGAGAGAATAAACTAATAGTATAACCCTTCTTCAATAAAAAGTTGATAAATACTAATATTTTTTGGATATATTCACGCTTATAACTGTCGGATTTATTTGCGACAGCCGTTTGCGATAAAAAAAACCCGACAGTCTTTATGTTAACGGGTGGTAGCCTATTAAAAATGCATGACAAGTTCTTTTTATATGCCTGGGCGGTAGGCTGATAAGGTTTTAGTAACAGTGCAATATCCGGGCACAAACTACTCTCGAGATATGTTTGAAAAAACTCATAATCTTTCTTGCTACGAAAAGAGATGTAGTCAAAAATTTGGATTTTATTAAGTATCGTAGTGTACTCTTGATTACAACTGACGCCAATCGCCACCATTCTAAAGGACGGATTCACGTTTATTTTTTTAAATTGTATTAAGGTATCTAAAAAATAGTTATTTAGAGTTTCGCCCCCAAAGAGGATTAAAAAATCGCAATCGAGGGTCGTTTTATTTTGGACCAGTTCATATATTGGTATAATTGTGGTATGGATAGGTTGTTTTTTATATTTGATTTTGGGTTTGAATATGGTGGCGGCAATGTCCTTAAATAAATCGTCGCCGTAATTTTGTTTATTAAAATAACCGGTAACTATTAGTTTCATGTAATATATACATATTAAATAAAATTTCTATATAACGTTGTAATTATAACACTGTAAATATAACACTGTAATTATATATATATATATAACGCTGTAAATATTTTAACATATATACATATTATGATGTGTGTCTTTGTATAGCATAGGCAAAGCAAGTATAGGCTCGGCAAGTATAGGCAAAGCAAGTATAGGCTCGGCAAGTATAGGCAGAGCAAGCATAGGCTCGGCAAGTATAGGCAGAGCAAGCATAGGCTCGGCAAGTATAGGCTCGGCAAGTATAGGCAGAGCAAGCATAGGCTCGGCAAGTATAGGCTCGGCTATTTTACTCGAGAGAAACCACGCCCCTTGTAAAAAAGCGTCAGCCATATCATCTTTTTTCTTATGATTTAAAAAAATCTCTTGCCAATGCATATTTACGCCAGTTGTCAATAAATCTTTTACGATTTTAACTCCTTCTTTTTTTCGCTCACCGTAATTATTCGGCCCGGTTACACTTGGACCGGTTGTACTTGAGCCGGTTACACTTGGACCCTCTACACTTGGACCCGCTATACTTGGACCCGCTACACTTGGCCCCACAACACTTGGCCCCATTACATTTGGCCCCGGACCCTTAGAAAAGACTTTTAATTTATTTGCCGAAGAAATAAAAGCAATAGCGGTTTTCTCTCTCATAATAAAATACTGGGCAATCATACCTTGTAAAGTTTTCATGCGGTTCGCAATAGGACTAATTTGGTTTTCAATCACAATCTGGTCGATATGAGCCAAGTCTAAGACTTTGTCAAACTCCTTAACAAGTTTAATTCCCATTTGTATTAAAGTTAAATCATTAGCGGAAACATTGGAAATAGGCTCTAATACTTTCGCTTTTACATAGTCTGAAATGTTTTTAATTAAAGTATCTTTCTTGTCCGTAGTGTCATATACCACACCCTGCTCCTGTACATAGGCTAGCAAAGCATCACGTTTCCAACTTTTCAGGTTCTTTAAAGACTTATTCGGTAAAATATAGTCGGAGATTTTAGCGTGAGGTTGACAAAAAAAATGAGTCGTATGCTCGACCGTTTTAAGGAAAGAAGCTTTTTTATTACACAAGCTGACCTTATTATCTATTGGTAAGAGCTTAACCTTATCCTTTTTCTTCCCCCCTTTTTGGACTTTTGTTTTTAAGACACAATTACATACCTGGTCTGACCCACATAAATTAATGACATCCCATTGAATAATTTTATAGTTGTCAGCATAGCCTTCTAAGATGCAATAGGCTAAATTCTTAATACCGACATCAATGCTAATAATGCGCATATATAAATATATAATAGCTATGTATATTTATATGGTTTTCACAACCTTTTTGCCAACCTTTTGGGAAAAGGTTGAACCAAAAAAACTTACTAAACAGGTTGGGTTGTGTTGTGTAAACAGATGATTTTTGTAGTACTTTAATTAGCCCTAGCATAACCTTGGCGTAAAATTTGCTCTTGAGTAATAACTGGGGTAACCATCCTGCTTTGCAATTGGACGTCCGATAAATACAGATTCTTCAAATCGCTATGTTCATAACCAAATGGTTGCGAATTGTCTAAACAGGATTTGTATAAGAACGGGGTGTTATTATGGGACGAGGGTTGAATAGTACTAGGATATTTTGCGGGACAGCTACAACAATCGTCGCAGGCCAAGACTTGGTTCGTGCGAATAATCGTATCGGCGTTTTCTGTGAGATAATTACGATAAGCCCAATTGGAATGAATTTTATTTTCTTTGCGAATTGTTTCATTAAGTGCACCCCCCGGTTGCCAATTGGCGTAGTTTCGTCCATCAGTCATAATCGGTGGAAAATCAAAATGAATATTGTTTGAACCAGAATAACATGTGCCCCAACTCATTTATATATAATACTTTTTAAAAAATACTTTTTTAGAAAAAGTATTGCAAAAACATACTTTTGTAAACATATTTTTTAAGAAAAAGTATAGCAAAAACATACTTTTGTAAACATACTTTTTTAGAAAAAGTATAGCAAAAACATACTTTTGTAAACATATTTTTTAAGAAAAAGTATTGCAAAAACATACTTTTTGTAAACATATTTTTTAAGAAAAAGTAAAAAACGAAGTAGGTACAAATGTAATAGGTGCATTACTTCTTCAACAATGCTAATAGTTCATTTTTCTTTAGCTTCTTAACTTCTTCCTTTGTAGTTAAACCTTTATCTAAAGTTAACTTGCGTAATTCTTCAACCTTTAAATCATTCAGTTTGTTAGCTTTAGCCTCGCTGTTAGCTTTAGCCTCGCTGTTAGCTTTAGCCTCGCTGTTAGCTTTAGCCTCGCTGTTAGCTTTAGTCTCTCCGTCTGGCATCTTAATTGCATCTGGTGTCTTAACTCCATCCGGTGCACCCAATTGTATGACACTTATATCCATGGTTAATTTATCATTGACATGTTCGTATTCAGAGTCAGAGTCATTACCGCTTTCAGCTTCATCTGAACTATCATCTACACTTTCTTGGTCTGGAGTATATACTTCACTAATATTTTTTGCTTCTGGTAGAGTCAATTCAATAATTTTAATATCATCGCTGTAAGCTTTAGCATCGCTGTAAGCTTTAGCATCGCTGTAAGCTTTAGCATCGCTGTAAGCTTTAGCATCGCTAGAAGTGTTCATACCCGTCAAGTCACAAATAATCAATTTATTACTGTCTTCGTCATTTACATTGTCGGCATCACTTACACTGTCGGCATCACTTACACTGTCGGCATCACTTACGCTTTCGTCATCACTTACACTGTCGGCATCACTTACGCTGTCGTTGTCACTTCCACTGTCGTTGTCACTTACACTTTCGTCATCACTCTCAGAAATAACAATTTTACCAGAAGCCATATTTGCTGAAGTCATATTAACTGAGTCCATATTTGCTGAAGCCATATTAGCCGAAGCCATATTTGCTGAAGCCATATTTGCCACAAATTGGTTAGCTTCCGCCGAAGCTAATGTTGACCGCGCACTGTTTACACGAAATTCTTGTTGGACATTTGCAATAAAAGACGCCAATACTTGACTCTGTTTGGCTAAAGCCAGCTCTAATTCTCTCACCCGGGTATTAAAGTAATAAAATATCACTCCACAAATAACGGCGGTAACTCCAGTTGTAATTAAAAAACTTCTTTCAAATAGAGCCATTATTATTACTATGGTATATATTTTAAATAGTTATTTAACGCAACCTTTTCCAAAAAAGGTTGTGTGGTTTTGGTTCAGTCTGCTACGCTTGAACCTTTTCCCAAAAGGTTGTGTTTTGGTTCAGTCTGCTACGCTTGAACCTTTTCCCAAAAGGTTGTGTTAAATAACAATCTCTTTTACACCTTTTAACATTTAAAACGCCGATTTTCACGACATAAAAAATAAGAAAATTTGTAAAATCAACAGTAGGAATTTCACCTACGATGGTCTAACTTTTTCCTCTTCCTTTTTAGTTAAAGAGGTGAAAGACGAAATTTGAAAACATAATGGTCGTTCTTGTTTTTCTATCCAACAACTTGTTAATTTCATTATGTTTATAGAAGAATTTGCATCTCGTGTTCTAAATACGATTTTTTTGTTTTCGCAACTCACGCAATTAGAACACTTTAACAGACGAAATACCTTCTTCCCTTCTTTATCTTTGTAATACTCTAAATCCTGCGAACAATCACAACATTTTTTACTTGTATTACATTCATTGATTGTTATTGTATCATATTTCTTATGGATTAACTTTCGCAATCCTTTATTCATCGTAGGCATAAAATGTTTCATTTGTGTGCTTCTACTCCAATTACCATAACCAATGAGTATATTTTCTCCAAATGTTTCTTTGATTTTATTAAGGAATGTATCTATGGTTTTCTTACCATAACTATACTGTCTAAACTTCATTTTTCTCCATACTTCTCGTTTGTAAAATTTATTGGTTTCTTTATTCAGTTTATCTTTCTCAATTAAATATGTTTTAAATTTGTCATAATCAACCGATTTACTATTTTGTAAGGATAAATGAGTTTCTTTTTTAATAATTCCATTCCTTTTTCTTTCTAACAATAATATTCTTTCATTGCCTTTTGCTTTACTTTCTTTTTTCCTTTGGGGTGCTGTATATTGGAGTTTATTGCCTTGTGCATCCATCATATAAACCAGACTACGTTTTCCGGGATCACAACCAACAATGTTTCTTTCTTTCAAAGAATCTAATTGTTCTTTTGATAAATCTTCAATAGTATAAAAATCTTGTTCTTGTAAAGAAGGAACTCTTGAACCCCATTTTTTATCCTTCAAATCTTTTCTAATAAACAATAAACAACAACTTATGCCATCTGTTTGGATTTGATTATGAAATTGGTAATGTTTATTTTTGAAAATGCGATGTTTTACATTTAAAAAATTACTCCATACTTCGTATTGATTATCTTTTACACGACTTAACATTTCACCTTTTTTTACTTTATTTCCCTCTTTATCCTTTTCAGGACAAAATAGATTGATTAAACTTGCGGTGTCTAAAATAATATGTTTGGGTATAATGTTATTCCTAAGCGGTAAGGGTTGAAATAATTTACTTTCCATTTTTTCCAATACTTCGTTCATATACAACATTCCCTTCAAATATTCAAATGGTCTCACTTTCACATCATAATGTACCGATTTCTTAATGTCTTTTGGTAAAATGTTGGATAAATGAGTATTTTTCCATGTACTAAACATTTCATCGGTTTCGGTTAAATCAAATATTTGTTTCTTGAATTTAAATAGTAATGCTTTTTCTTCGGTTATTTCAGTCGTTGTTTTATTAATAAAACGTAAAAAGTGTTGAATAAAATGCTCTTGTAGATTATTGTGTAATGAAGTGTGAATTTGGGTTGCTAAATAAGGTAATAAAAAGGTGGTATTTTTTAAATTAGTCTTATCGTGGTTAAGTAAGGGTTGATATTCTGCTTCATAAAATCTGCTTAATGTTTCTAAAAGTTCTGTATCTTTACCTTTCTTTCCTCTATTATCTCTTGTACCTAAGGTTTTTAGACAATACATAATAAACATATCATCTATTTCAGGTAAAGGTTGTTTATCAGTATAACACTTTAAGACATATAACCGAATAAATTGGTACGTATGAATAACTAAATCATTCATTTCAAAAACCAACTGGTTAATAAGAGGTTGCACTACATCCTTATTCAATAAAATAGTTGTGAGAGGTATTTTGAAAGTTTTGTATGCCGATTTTTCATTATTCCTAAACTCTTTGAATTCGTCCTTTTTCTTCTTTTTCATTTATATACTTACTAAATATTATTTCTTTAAACTATTTAACGCATTATATATTAAAATGTCTAAATATTAATATATAATTTTTATTGTGGTATTTCTTGTTGAGCGAGTTTTTCTTTGCGTTTTAAATACGCTTTACGATTTTTTTCCTTAATCTTCTCTGGCGATGGGGTGTATTTTTTCATTTTTTCAAGTAATTCTTCTTTGTGGTTTTCGTAAAAGGTTTTACTCCGTGAGGGAGCGGTATATTTTTTGAGATGCTCTTTGGTCTCATTTATTTCTTGGGTTAATTGTTTTATTTGCTCTTCTAATTGGGAAACAATATCCATTGTGCGTTATAGATATAATTGACATATTTTTAAATTAGTAAAATAAAATATTAACTATTTATAATATTAATAAGATGTCAAAAATAATTATACACATTAGTGGTGCGTCTGGTTCTGGTAAAACTTTTTTAGGTAATCAGTTAAAAGAACAATTTGGTAAAAAAATAATTGTTAAGGATTTAGATGATTTACGTGATGAATTTATAAAAATATTCTATGGAGATAAAAAATGGAGTTATATTAATGAAAAAGAATATCAACATTTTATTGATACTTTTATTGATAAACAAAAGAAACCGCTTGTTTTTGTTGGATTAAATGATAATAATGTATATGGTAAAAATAAAAGTTTGTATTATGATTTACATTCTTCACATTATAATTATTATATTGAAATAGATGATATGATAATAGTTAAACAAAAATGTTTAAGATTATTAGATGACATACAAAATGATGAAATGGCGATGAAAGATTTAATTGAAAATAATCAACTCTTTGTTAAAATGTTTTCACAAGCAGTTAAAAGAGAATGTAGTGCAAAGGAAACAATAAAAATGAATAATAAATGGAAAAAAGATTATGAAAAACAAGGTTATAAATTAATGACAAGAGAAAATATTTTCAAAAATGTTTCAAAAATTTTAAAGGACTAAAAAATCGGCGTTTAAAATGTTAAAAGGTGTAATACATCCATCGTATTGTTAATAATTTCCAACGGATATGCTAAATCCTTTAAGACTTTTACTCCGCCTTTAATCGTCGAGATATCCTTCTGTAGTTTATAAGTATACTTAAAATCCTCCCCAGCTTCTTGCACCTCCATATGGTAATTCTTTATCGTTGGTTGGCCAGCTAACCGTTTACATAAATCGAGAAAATGTGTCGTTAAAACAAAGTTGACGTTGGGACATTTATTTAAAAAAGAGAGAAAAGCATGTGCGCTAGCAATCGCTTCATAAGGATTGGTACCTGAATATAGTTCATCAAATACGCACAGGTGGTTTTTCTCCGGGGCGTTCTGGTCTATCGCATGTAAAATCTCTTTGCACCGCCGGGCTTCCGCTTGGAATAAACTATCCCGGGCAGATGTGTCAGGGATATTAATATAACAATGAATATAATCGTATATTATCAATTTCGCACTCTTATAAAAACCGAACCCGGTTTGCTGTGAAAGAATAACATTAAAAATGGTGGTTTTGAGGAGGGTCGTTTTACCGGCGGCATTCGGTCCAGTTATAATAATGTGTTTATTTAAGGCATAACTATTTTTTACGGGCTCACTATCCACCAAGGAGGGAAAATACGCTTCGGTAAAAGACGTCGTGGCGGATTGCGGTTTATCTATATAGTGCTTTTTATCTATACGTTTGCCTGCAACAAACTTATCTATACGTTTATTTGCAATAAACTTATCTATACGTTTATTTGCAATAAACTTACACACGTTAATCTGTTTCTGTTCCATCCGTCGCCCTAAACCAAGCAAGTTATCGAGATACCCGTTAAGCCCAAAAGAATATTCCAACGTCTGGTGGTAGTCAGCTTTATTATACAATTGATAGAAACATTTCATCACGTGACCAATTTGTTTAAATTTCCCCAAAGTGAAGCCATTGGGTTTCACCTGGTTAAATGCTTGAAACATCTCTTCCAATACCGTTTGATGGTACGCCATATCTGCTAAAAACGGCTCATACGTCGCTAACCCGCTACAAGTTGTCCGCAAGAGGGCCATGTTGGCCAAGGTCTGCTGTGCATAATCCCGCAGCGTAAATAATTGCGCGTGAATCTTTTGCATATTATAGTAATATTTAATGCACGACGTGACATTCTGGTACACTTGTAAGAGATAGAAGCCAACGGACACGAGGATATAAATCACTTTGTCCCAACTCGCCGCCCCTAGCAGGAAGATTTGCCCCAATTTGTGTTTTTTAAAGAGCATAGTAAGGATTTCAATATATTTCGCGAGAGAAATAGGAATGCCTTGGATTTTCAAGAGAATAAAGGGAAATATTAAGAAAAAAATAGGAATCGCCAAGGAGATTAAAGGCGACGTCATGTTATACAGACTTAACAGCTGGAGAAACCCCGCACTATTATTAAAATGTTTGAACCGCGCCCAGTCCATGTAATGGTACTTCTCGGCAAAGCCAGTTTCTTGCTTAATCTCTCGCCAGACCTCCTCGACGGCGACCTGTTTGATATCGGCGAAAGCCGTTTGCTCTTTAGAGACCGCTTTGACGAGTTTCTGACTATCTTTAAGAAAATCTTTATTTGCCGTATAATATTGGGCCCAGAGAGGGACCGTTCGCTGGCCGTAAAGCGTAGTGGGTTGAAAAACCGTGTCGTAGAGGGACTTCTCTCCGGCAGTAGAGACAATTAACTCTAAATCGGTTTTAATATGTTCGGCTAAGGGTTGTTTATCTTCTAAATAGGTAATTGGTAAATGAAAACTATCTTTAGCCATTATTGTATATTATAAGCTTATTTGGTTTAAAATATAAACGTATATTATATAAATGAAAATAACCTATGGTTTAAGAGAGAATAGTATTGACGTGACGGACATTTGTTATTACACCTTTTAACATTTAAAACGCCGATTGTTTAAAACGCCGATTATGCGTTTAATTATATAATATATAATATATAATATATAATATATTATATATTATATATATTATATAATGAGTTTAGAAGAAATAGTTGATAATTCGAGAACCGACAAAAATACAATACACTCTTATTTACCACTCTATCAAACATTATTGATATCTAAAAAGGAAACTGCTAGAAATGTATTAGAAGTAGGAATATATAGTTGAGGTAGTATAAAATTATGGAGTGATTTTTTTACAAATGCGAATGTTTATGGATTAGATATTATGAATATTAATGATGTTTGGGAAGGTATTAAAAATAATAAAAATATTATATTACATACATCAAACGACGCATACAATAATGATTTTTTTGTTACTCATTTCTTGAATAAAAACATAAAATGTGATTTTATGTTAGATGATGGACCTCATAGTTTATACAGTATGAAACAATTTATAAAATTATATTCACAAATAATGACGGACGATGGAATACTAATAATTGAAGATGTTCAATCGTGGGACTGGATAGATATACTCAAAATTGAAGTTCCAGAAAATTTAAAACAATTTATCAAAGTATATGATTTAAGAAAAAATAAAAATCGTTATGACGATATTGTTTTTACAATTGACAAATCAAATAATTAAATTTAATTATTATTTTATTATAGTTAATAATTAGTATAATAAAAATCAGCATTTTAAATGTCTACAGGTATAAAAAATTACAACCTATTTTAGATAATTTTCAAGATTACTATTTTATAGAATTTGACCATATAAATAGAAATTTGTAAGGCTGGGATAACGATAAATTATATAACTTCTTAATTCATCCAGTTCTCACTCAATTCGTTAATCTTCGTGGCATAATGCGTTTCAATCTCTTTCAAAATCCCCGTATCCCGTGGTGTAACAAAGTTGATACCGACCCCTTTCCGCCCCCACCGGCCACTGCGCCCGATGCGATGGAGATATGTATGAACACAATTGGGCAGGTCAAAGTTAATTACGGTACTAACCTGCTGAATATCAATCCCGCGTGCCGTGACATTCGAGGAAATGAGTACCCGACATTTACCACTCTTAAAGTCTTCGTAACTCTTATTCCGTTCGACCTTATCCATGGCGCTATGGATTTGACACGCGGGGAAATTATCAATCTGCATGGCTTGAAACAAGTCGTTGACCCGTTTATTGCTATTACAGTAAATAATACTCTGACTAATAGCGAGCGACCCATAAATGTCTTTTAAGGTATCATATTTCTGGTCATCGTTTTCGAGCGCCACGTAGTATTGTTTGATACCTTCCAACGTCAATTGTTCGGCCTTTACGAGAATCTCTACCGGGTCCCGCATAAATTTATTGGTGAGTTGATGTAATTCGGTCGGGAGCGTAGCACTAAATAAGGCTACTTGGATGTTATTGGGCATAAATTGAAAGATATTATAAATTTGGTCTTTAAAACCGGCGGATAACATTTCATCGGCTTCATCGAGGACAAACAGTCGCAAGTCGCGACTAGCTAGTTTACGGCGATTAAGCATATCGTGGATACGTCCCGGGCAACCAACTACAATATGCGGGGGCTTATTATACAAATGATGGATATCTTCGTCTACGGACGTCCCGCCCACCAGGAGTTGCACCCGCAAATCAGGAAACATACTGCCGATTTTCTCCACTACAATTTTCGTTTGGATGGCGAGTTCGCGTGTAGGGGCGAGTAAAATTGCTTGCGTAGCTCGTTTGGTAAGGTCGATAAGTTGTAAAGCTCCAATCGTAAAGCAGGCGGTCTTGCCCGTCCCAGATTGAGCTTGGGCAATAATATCTTTTTTATTGAAAATTGGTAATATCGCCTTTTTTTGAATGGGACTAGGGGTTTCAAAACCATATGCATAAATTCCACGTAGGAGGGGGATTTTTGCGTCGAGGTCTTCCCAACTACTAAGGTCTTTGGTAGTACTAATATCTTTGGTAGTACTAATATCTTTGGTAGCACTAATATCTTTGGTAGTACTAATATCTTTGGTAGCACTAATATCTTTGGTAGCACTAATATCTTTGGTAGCACTAATATCTTTGGTAGTATTTAGCATATCAGTAGATAACTTTGTTTTCTCGTGAGACATATTTTATATAGTTTAAAATGTTTAAGTAATAATTAAATGTATATATGTGGAAAATTGATATAAATATATTCTTATAAGTAAATATAACCATAATAAAATGAGTTCTGCTACTATTATTCCTGCTTCTGTACACGCTACGCTTGCACTTGCACCCGCTACGCTTGCACTTGCACCCGCTACGCTTGTAAAATATACCGTCGATGACTTTGAACGTATCAAAAATAATGGCTTCTCTTATACATTGTCTCCTGAAACGATGGCAATTATTCAAGCTTTAGCCGAACAAGTCGGTGCACCCGAATATATTAAAACACCGCAATTTACGAGAGTTGATGTCAAAGAAGGCACAGGTACAGGCACAGGCTCAGGCTCAGGCTCAGGTACAGGCTCAGGTACAGGTGCAGGCTCAGGCTCAGGCTCAGGCTCAGGTGCAGGCTCAGGCTATCAATATAATAAAAAACGCCGGGGACCCAAAACCCAAGAAGTAAATGACGAAGACTGGGACGCGGTGCGAAATTTTAAAAATACTTTGCTGGTTAAGAAAGAGGGGGTGGGCGCAGTTATCGACCAAATCCGCAAACATTTAAATAAAATGACCTCGAAGACCTATGACAACTTACGGGATTGCATTATTAAAGATATTGAAGGGCTCATTGACGGTATACTGGAAAAAAACGCCAATATTACGACGATTGCAGATGAAGAATTTGTCGCCGAAATGAATAAAATCGGCGAAGCCTTGTTTACCATCGCCAGTGGGAACAGTTTTTACTCCACCATGTATGCAACGCTGTATAAAGAATTGATGGCGAAGTTTGCATTTATGCAGACCATTTTCGAAAACAATTTTCAAAAGTTTAATACTCTATTTAACGACTTTGCCTATTGTGACCCCAATAAAGATTACGACAAATTTTGTCAAAATAATAAAGTGAATGAAAAACGGCGGGCGTTGAGTTTATTTTATGTGAATTTGATGAAAGAGAACCTGATTGACACGAGTGAAATTGTTAAAATTGTTACACTATTGCAAACGAATATGCGGGTGGCTATATTAGACGCCACCAATAAAAACATAGTCGATGAAATGACGGAGATATTTTATATTATTATTGTGAATGGCTTTGAAAAAATAAAGGACGTGGAAGAGTGGTCGTCGCTTGAGGAATTTATCAATCAATGTGCGACCTTTAAAACCACGAGTTATCCGGGTATTACGAATAAAGCCATCTTTAAGTTTATGGATATTTTAGATACATTCTAGATACAATCTAGTAACATTCTAGTAACATTCTAGTTACTTTACATTATAATATTATATAAACATTTATTATCCATTATTATTATTATAATGGCTAATATAAACTATATTATCCAGGAAGAAATACAACCGGCGCCCTTTGATATACAACAGTACGCGAGTGACTTGTATCATGATGACACCATAGCATATAGCGTGGAAGAATTATATGCGTTATATACGCCATATAATGTAAAAAAATTGGACCAAATTTTGGAGTATTACGGACTAAGTAAATATAATATAAATACTAAAAAAAAACTAATAAAGGAGGAACTTATTCAAATCCTCGTTTTATTTGAAACGGATATAAGTAACTATGCTTTAGTGTTGAAACGGCGACGCTTGTGGCAGAATATTAGAGAATTAATACATGATAGTTTTTTTAAAAACTTTATTACGTTTAAGGAATAAGTCTATTTAGGTAGTTTTTTTATATGTAGTATTATTAATGGATATGTTGAAAAAAATGAATTTAAACAGACATGTAAATAATACTGAAATTAGTAAATTACAGGTGTCTAAAGTGGTTGGGTTAATGGGACAAGCACAGCGGGTACAAGCACAGCGGGTACAAGCACAGCGGGTACAAGCACAGCGGGTACAAGCACAGCGGGAACAACAAGCACAGCGGGTACAAGCACAGCGGGAACAAGCACAGCGGGTACAAGCACAGCGGGAACAACAAGCACAGCGGGAACAACAAGCACAGCGGGAACAACAAGCACAGCGGGAACAACAAGCACAGCGGGAACAACAAGCACAGCGGGAACAACAAGCACA